GACGAGATAACATCTGTCAAAGATTTTATAGCTTCGCCCATTTTTTCAATATCATTCATTGAATATTTCTCCTTTGTTTTATTTTTATATTGAGAATTACATACAGCTAATCTTTGCTCTGTTTTAGGAAATTCAGAAGTAGTCTTGTCATCTGACATACATCTACTTATAAAATCCTCTCTCGTTTCTTTATCTTTTGGTTTTACTAATGGCATTATCTACCCTTAAATTTTTTCATAACCTTTTTGCAACAGTTATCAAACCATTTATATTTGTCGTTCAGTCTGCATAATGCAACACCGATTATTATTCCTATTATTATTTCCATTTTTTTCTCCTATAAAAAATCAGGTGTAATATAAATTGATGCACACCTGCAGTTAATTGTATTTCCAGCTGAACCTCTAGGATCGCCTGGATATTTTAATCTTTCTCCACCTACAACAAAAAATTCTTTTAAATCAACTCTTTGTCCTGAAGCAATAGAATGACTGACTCTTGTTCTATTATCTTGAATAGCAACCCACTCTTTAACAGTTCCATCTATTTTCATATTTTCAGCAACTGCTTCATTTGCGAAACTTGCAACTCTATGAACTTCTGTTCTTGATATTAGGTTTGCTCTATAAACACCCATACCTATAAGTGTATTTCTTAAAGCAACTCCTGTTGCCTCTACTGATAGACCATCATTATAAGAGTTGTCAATAACTTTTGCCAATCTCTTTCTAGTTGTTTCATCTATCTCTCCTGCCCAAACAGAAGTATTAAAATCAATAAACTCTGATAATTCTTTTTCAAAGTCGCTGTCAAAATCTTTAGAAAAAAATCTTCCTAAAGCATAATCTTTAAAAGAAAATGCAACAGTTCTATAAAGTGTATTTAAAATTAATTTTAATTTATCATTTTGTTTTCTTAACTCTGCGTCAAGCATTATCTGACTTCTTGTTTGATATGCTATCTCAACTTTGTTTGCAAACTCTTTAAAATATCTATTTAATACTTTATAATATTGTCGTCTAAATGGTGTTCTTAATCTTTCTTGCTGATACCAGATTCTTTCTCTAACACCTTTGAATAATTTTAATTGTTTGCGATTGAAAAACATTATCTACTTTGTCCTGACATTTTATTTATTCTCTTTATTATTTTTTATTAAATATTTAACTACTGTTCCTGCTGGGTTAAAATCCATTTTACCAACTGAAACACAACCATTCATAGAAATTAGAAACAAGATTAGAATTATTCTAATGTAGCGTTCTATTATCGACTCCATAATAATTTTCTTCAAGTTCAGCAATATTATCAAGAATGGTTTCAGCATCAAAATCTATACTCTTAGTCATACAAATATAAGAAGTATAATGTGCGGCTTCTTCTTTTGATTTAAACTTTCCTATTCTTATTACTACTTCACACTCATCTTTATTTTTTAGTTTCTCTATAAATAATTTTGTTTGTTTTATTGCACTCATGTTGCTAGTGGGTGTCCATCTGGCAATAAATCTAAATCAAATTTACCACTTCTAAATTTACCTGTTCTGACTGCAAATAAAAAAGCATTTACTCTAGCATAAGCCCATTGATCTGATGAAGTAACTCCTGGTCTAACACTTCCTGGATTAGTATTATAAGCACCAACTCCTCTTCTAAAGACAGCACTTAACATTCTTAAATTTACTCTTTTGCCTTTTTTATCTCCATGCTTTTCATTATGTTCATCGACTTTATTTTTAAGACCTTTTTTAACAGCTTCTGAAAGTGCTTTTTCTTCTATTTCATTTTCTAAAAATTTATTCTTTTCTTTTTCTAGTTGGTTTCTAACTTTAGTACTCCAGCTAAATCCAGCATCTCCACCCCAAAGTGCCCAAGCTATTCTACCATTTGATGGGTAACCTTTCTCTCCTACTCTAAATCCTTGTGCATCTTTATCGCTTTCATGTCTGCTAAAAAAACTAAACATTCTTCTAACAGTACTAGGAGATAATTTTTCTTTAGCAACAATCTGACTTGCTCTAGTTGCACCTATTCTAGTACCACCTCTATTAAATTCTTTTCTCCAAGCAATACCTTTTTTAGCCTCAATAACCATTGAGTCAGTAGGTGTTGTGTTTATATCACTAATTGCTTTTAAAATTTCATCTATATCTGAATCTTCATTTTCAATTAATTGTTCTGGTACAACTTCTTCTGGAATTTCCTCGCTAATATTTTCTTCTGTCATGTCATCAGCCAAATTAAGTGGCATTAAATTTGCTGAAACTAATAAACTATCAGCACCCTCAATTGGTTCATAACCTAACTGTTCTCTTGCTTCATTACGAGTTAAAATACCATCTTTAACACCTGCACTAACAGATTCAAAAACTCTTTTTCTTTGTTCTGCCATAGCTGGAATTGAATCAATATCATATCTTAATTCTAAACCTTGTTCATTAAACATAGGCACTAACCATTCATTCATGTCGCCTTGTATTCTATCAAGCAAAGGAATAATTGTTTCATTATATAAAGCAAGTTTTGCTTCTGCAAAATTAGAATAAGTTTGTGAATCAGGAATACCTATAAGCTGACTTGGTACTCCATAAACTAAAGCAATATCTTTTGCTGACATATTTTTTAATTGTATAAAGTCCATGTCTTTAGGAGATAGACCCATTTCTTTCCAATCAAAATCTCCCTCTAATAACATTGGCTTACCAGCGTTACCAGTTCCACTAAATCTTTGGTTTACATCATTCATCAATTGATTTCTTTGAACATCTGATAACTGAACATGACCACCTGTTTCATCTTTAGGATTAAAGATAACAGCACCACTTGGTCTTGCTCCATTTTGTAATAAATTTACATTATGTTTGTTTGCCAAATTATGTTGATCAATATCAACACTAGATGCTTGCATAGGACTCATTCCATAATAGTCATCTAAAGGATTAAAAAGTTTTATGTGTTTAACTTTAGACGCACCTGTTGCTTGATCTACATCATAACTTTCAACAATTTGTCCTTTAAGCATATAATCATAAGCTACTGGCATTGCTCTTGTGCCTGCTCTTATTTTCATTCTGTCAGGTCTTAAATTATATAATTCAGTTGGTGGAGTATTATCTCCTCCTACACTTAAAATATAATTATTTCCTGAAATTAATAAATAAGAATAAAGACTTTGAAACCACTCAACTTGTGACATGGTTGGACTTGGATTATATAACAAATCTAATAAAGGGTGGTTATCAAGTTCTTGATCTCCTCTAAATAACATTATCTTAACTCTAGAAGCATTGTTTGCTATTTCATTTATACATCTATAAACAATAGCATTTTCAGAATAACCATCAGTCGCTAAATCATCATACGAAATTTTAGGTGCTGAATCATATCCTAACGAATTATAATAAACTATGGGTGCTTCTTTTTTCTGCACCTTTGGTTGTTCTTTTGTTTTAAAAATATTTTTTATATTGTCATATATTGCCATTAACTAATTCTCCAATTAACTTTGCCTGTCCTTTGTGACAGTTCTGTTATGCCCCACACCAAAGCATCTAATCTATCTGGTGAACCAGAAAATGTTGTGGGATTATAATTTGCCATTTGATCTTCTAAAAACTGAAAAGGTTTTAAATGCTTAACTCTATTCTGTTCATATAATGCTGATATTGGTTCTGCTCTTAAATATTTACCTTTGGTTGCTCTTACACTTCCATAACTAATATTGTTATCAATAGTCCTTATCACTCTTTCAACTAAATCTCCACCATTATTTACTTCGGCTATAATTTTATCTGCATCATATTTGTAATAAGTTTCTACTGCCATCTTTGCCCATTGGTCAGGTGTGTATCTACCTGTTACATCATCAATAACATAAAACTTTTCATCTGTACCTTTAGCACAAACAACTATTCCAGTTTCATCTGAATGCTTATTGCTAGTAACTGCTGGATCAATAGCAACTACTGTTCTTGTAAAGTTTGGTATTATGTCTGTTGTTTTTACGAGTGCCTTACTAATCATATTACGATTCCATAAAGCACCCTCAACATCTTCTAAAACTTCAGCAAATAATTCTTGTCTGCCCAGCCTAGTTCCTTCATACTTTTCTTTTAACTTTTTAACTGCGGACTCTGCAAGATTATCTTTATTTTCAAAAGTGCTACCTCTCGTTACAAGAGAATCTTTATTAACTATTAATTCTTTAATTAAATCTGTGGGTTTGGGAGTTGTTGTTATTACTACTTGTGGCTTATCTCCAAGTCTTAATCCAAATAATAATTGATCCCATGCTTCTGCGTTCTTCCAACTTCCCAACTCATCACACCATGCTCTATGAAATTGTGGTCCTCTTAATCGATCAGGTTGTTCAGCAGAAAAAGTTTTATATACTGTGCCATTTTTTAAAACTAACTCTCCAATACTTCTATTCCAATTCTCTATTAAATTTTTATCAATACAACCTAACAGTCCAGATACTCCCTCAACACAAGTATCTCTACCATCTCCAAATGTAGGTGTAACTATTGCTATTCTTGAATTAGGTTTTGTTAATCCATAAAATGCAATATCTTGTGCACCTGTTCTGGTCTTACCCCAACCTCTTCCAGCTAATATTAACCAAACATTCCAATCTCCACTAGGAGTTATCTGTTTCGGTCTTGCTGTCTTGCACCACGACAGATGTTTCAGTAATATTTTTTGGTTTAATAAAGTTAATTTCGTTAAATAACTTTCTGATTTCAATAAGCTGTTGTTCTTCTCCGAATAATTCGCTGTCGTCTTTTCCTGTAAGTTCATGATAATTTTTTTCTTTCCAACCTGCTTGTGTTTTTAACCAAAATATCTGTGCAACTACATTACCATCTTTTGCTTTTTTAAACAATGCTTGTGATATAACTGCATTTGCTCTGGCTTTACTTGTATCAAGTTGTGTTCTAAAATTTTTTCTTAATGTAGGTTCACTAATTTTAACTATCTGTGCTATTAAAGTTTGTGTTACTCCAGCTATTGCTAAAGCCTCAACTAATTTAGCATCATCTTCTGTCTTAATATAAGGTGGTCTGCCTACTTCGTTATTTTCTATATCCATAACCATCTTTTCTATTACTCCATAATTTTTGCCAACTCCATACTTGCAGTTTAGAAGAAATATGGTTTATTAATAATAATATTCGTTTAATCATTCCTTTTTTATAACCGAAAAAAATTAATTAGCCAATAGATATAATGATTTTTATTAAAAATTAGGTCAAAATAATAACATTTATTACGTAATTAATTAAATTATTGTATATATCCTTAAAAACCCCAGTTCTATTGACTTTTAGCAGTAATAATAATTAATATTTTTTATTATTTATTGTTTACATACCATGGAATCAATATAAAATCTAATTATGAAAACGAAAACAATAACTAAACAAAGGAGAAAAAATGACTAAACACAACTCTTGTGAAAAAATCATTAGTTCCAAACAAAAAGAAGAAATATATTTAGAACTAGCTAAAGAATATCCTAAAAAATATGGGTATCATATTTCTTTATTAAATTTTGGTGGTTCTGATCTTGATTACAAACTAACTAACCATACTGATGTTTATGGACCTTTCGGTACATTACATACAGCTAGAGAAAACTACAAAATGTTTATTACAAACAGTAATGTTGCTGATGAACATTTATATGCAATAAGAGGACCAAGACATGAAAACCAAAGAGGATTTAACACCGAATGGTATTCACATAAAGGAGAAATATAATGTCAAAACAAATCATGATGCAAAAAATTGTTGATAAAGTTATAAGTCAAATTGATCAACATGGTAAAAACTGGCTAAAACCTTGGGCTTCTTTAGGAATGCCCAAAAATTTAGATTCAGGCAAAAATTATAGAGGAATAAACACTATTGCTCTATGGATTGCCAAAGAAGAATCTGGTTTTACTTCTGATATATTTGGTACATTTAACCAAATCAGAAAAAAAGGTGGTAAAGTAAATAAAGGTGCAAAAGGTACACAAGTTATTTACATGCAACCTGCTTTATACAGAAATGCTAGAACTAATGAAACTCCTGATACATCAGATGGTGCAGTTAAAGTTCAATATAACTTAATGAGAAGTTATTTTGTTTTTAATCTAGACCAAACTACTGGGTTAGAAGAATACAAACAAGTTCAAGCAGAAGGTTCTGAAACTTTACTTGATGTAGAACAGTATGTAAAAAATACTGGTGCTAAAATCAAATATTCATCAGAAACTTTATTTCTAAAAAATAGTTGTTATTATGTACCAAGCCAAGATTATATCGGAATGGTATCTAAAGAACAATTTAATAGTAATGATAGTTCTTCTGCTACTCAAAACTTTTATGCTACTTTACTTCATGAACTAACACACTGGACTGGTCATAAGTCAAGATGTGATAGAGATGAAAAGTATAAAGCTAAATATTTTGAAAACTTTGATTCAAAAGAAAAATATGCTTTTGAAGAATTGGTTGCTGAAATAGGTTCTGCAATTCAATGTTGTATTTTAGGTATAACAATGGAACCTACACCTCACGCAATTCAATACTTAAATATCTGGAAAGATAGAATTAAGGCTAAACCAGAAACTATCTTTAAGGCTAGTGCTTTGGCACAAGCTGGTGTAAATTATATTCAAGATTTACAACCAGAAAATTTAAAAAAGGCTAGTTAATTAACCACTCTCTCTTACCCTACCATCATTAATTTGGTGGTGGGGTTTTTTTTTGTCACTTATCTCATTATGATTTATCCCTTATCATAGGTGTACGCATAAATCAATAAAATTTTTGTTTAAAGAATCCAAAATGTCTTGATAAGTCATCTAACACTTCTCTTAATCTACTCCCCATATACCTTTGGTCAATATGTAAAATGTTTCTTGTTTGTTTTAATGAATAATCTTGACCACAAATATAAGAAGCAATCTCAAAACCTTTATTTCCTAACACTTTATGAATTTCAACCAACTGTTCAATGTTATGTAAAGCACCATAAGAAACTTTATCTTTAGCACCACTTATAATAAA